TCATTATATAAATAAAAAAAATAAATGTAAAGGAGATGAAAAAAATATGAGTTTAGCAGAGGCAAAACAAGTTTTAGGAACATTAATATTAGGAAGTGCAGTAATAGCTATAGCATTGTTATACATAGCATACAAATTTGCAGAAATAAGCTATAAGAAAGCACACAAAGCAAAGAAAGTACATAAAGCAAAAAAAAATGTGAATGTAATATTCAACATAGATAGCAAAAATAAAACATTACAAGAAATACAACTAGAAAAAGCGCAAATGATTAAAGTTTTGGGAGGTTTTTAAAAATGAGTAAAAGAGAAAATGTAATTATTATGTTTAACAAGCTAAAAACAGCAAAGACAACAAGAAATCTACAAGAGGAATTTGAAGAAGTATACAAGGATTTAACGATAACTAGAGAAGAAATAGGACAAGCTGTAGACAAGAGAACAGAAGAAATGCAAGAAGAAATGGCAAATATTTTGGCAAAAGCAATTACATATATGTTAAATGCGCAAGATAAAGAAGCATTAAAGTATCTAATAGATCAATATAAAATAATAATAAAAGACTTGTCTAGCAACAACCACGAAGACAGACAAGCCATAATTAAAATACTTATGTAAAGCATTACAAATTTATATTAGCATAAATTTGTAAGATTTGCAAGAGGAGAAGAAAAAATGAATTTAGAAAATAGATTGTTAATAGATGCATATTTTGAAGAGCAACAAAATTGCAAAGATGAAGATTATTACAATGATGCACCTGATTGGTTTGAGGAGGAAGATTAATGTTAAAGAGTTATAAAGAATTAAGAAAAATAGATGTAAGTAAATGGACTGAGAAAAGAGATAATGCAGACTATTTAAATTGGGCAAAAGTTATTGATTTACTACATGAAAACGGAGCAGAAAGAGTATATTTTGAACCAGTTGTAAATGAACTGACTGGGAGTAGTCTGTATATGACTGAAAAAGAATTTAAAGATAGTAAAGGAAATATAAATCAAGTATATGAAACAGCAGTAAAAATTGTAATAGATGATTTAGAGTTTATTCAACGAGGACCTGTTACGAATGGTTCAAATCCAGTTAAAGACAACTCAATGTCTCAACAAAGGTTATGGAATTGTCAAACTAGATTGTTCGTTAAAGGTGTTGCAGTAAGAACAGGACTAGGATTTGATTTATGGCT